TCATTAATGGAGTCGAATATGCGACGGTCAAACAGATGCAAGAAGCTGCTCAGTTTGCAGCGGCTGAAGGTGCAAAACAAGGTGCCAAGATTGGCGAAGCACAGACACTACGTCGTCTTCGTATGAATCCCTCAGTTCGCAGACAGGTTGGTGTATGACGACCCAGATTGCCCTTTGCCATTGCGTAAAACTGATTGCACCTAGCGGTCTTACCTACCGATTCCAGAACTTTTTTATAGGTGGAAGTTGCACGCAGAACGGCGAGGCTTACCAATTTGCTCCATTTGGCTTTAGCGGGGTGACCTTTAATCGATCAGGCGAAAACTCAGAAGCTTCAATCGTTTTTGCCAACAAGGATCTAGTAAGAGAATTCGTCAACAACGCCGTCATTCAGAGATGGGCAGTAGAAGTCTTGACCTGTGCAGTCACGGACATTGAGGGAAAAGACTTAAGCACTCTGTACTCTTATGCCGGGTCAGTGTCCGGTGGGATTTGGAAAGGTGAAAGTCTTGCGCTGAGTCTTACGTCGATACTTGACGCTGTGACAGCCAACGTCCCCACCCGTAATCTTGAGGTATCTCAGGTCGGCCCTTTACCAATCAGTGGTGGAATTAACCTGTAACTCCTTGATTGGGATGCCTTTTCGTTTAGGCGGTGACGGTAGTGATGGAACGATCGACTGCATCCACACCGTCAAAGCGGGACTGAAAGACCTCGGTATTCCAATGCCTGCGATTAAAACCACTTGGTATGAGGCAGGCGCAAATATTCACAGACAGGCGCTATTACAATGGGGCGAACGGGTAGAGGACACAAAAGATGGTGACATCGTCTGGGTCCGATCTGAACAACCAACTTTCGGGTTTATCTGGCGTCAGGGGTGTATATGCGTAATTCCTCCACTGGAGCAAGTGACATGGGTAAATTTAAAATCGCTCCCCAGTTTCAGGACTTACCGTTACTGCCCTATGAGAAGCAACTAATAGGTGCGCTGGATTGCACCAAAGAGGAATACCTAAACTATAGGAATGCAGTTCTAACCGCAAAATATACGAGAACAAGAGAATATGACATTATTCCTGAGATCAAATGCGATGTAGTTACAGCAATTGTTGTTAACCTTGTTGTCGGCATACTCCTCACAGCAGTTGCAGCATCGCTTCAGCCAAAAGTAAGCGTCCCAGAAGCAGAAGAGGAAGACCCACAAAGAAACCTCAAGTTACAAGACAAGGTTGGCCGTCAGAAATTCAATCAGACGCAAGGTATTGATGTAGGTCAAGAGGTAGCAAAACTAGGTAGCACCGTCCCAGTGCTCTTTGGACGCTATGACTACGAGCAAAGGATTGGCGGCATTTTTGCACCAGCGCAGTTGGTGTGGTCACGGATGCTGAGTCTTGGCAACGAGCAACTTGTCAAATGCTTGTTTGTCCTAGGGGAAGCAATAGACCAAGACAGAACTAGCCTTCCAAACCTCAGCGGGATTTACTTGGGTCAGGCCGTAGCGTCTGGTTTTACTAAAGAACAAATTGCTGTTTATTGGAGCAAAGGTAGACCTTCAGTAACGTCCACTTCTGTTACAGAGCACGAGGAATGGAGACCAGATAATGCGTTGCTATTTGGAACTCGCGTTAGTGCTCAGTCTGCGGACCCGTCTAGTACCGGCACTAATAACACTGACCCATTCTTATGTCCTGTCAATACCGTTGAAGAGGCACCAGGATTTTCCCAAATCATCACGCCTTCCAACAACTCTGAGTTTGGTGCGTATGGGGCCATCCGAAACGGAAACACTTTCAAAGCAAGCTATGAAATTATTGCGATGGGGCCAAATGATAATGATAATAATGATAAGGAGGATTTAGTTAAAGACCGTCGCCGCAAAATATGTGGTCGTAAGCAAGAAGAACGTGGTGATGGTCAAGCAGGTATCGGGCGTGGATATGCCCCGTTAATGGGTTTAGTTGAACTTAGAAGACGAAACGGTCGGGATTATCGCCCAGATAATGCAGATTGGGATTATCAGGATCTGTACGATTGCGACGAAGGTGATGAGCTTGATTTTTACATCAACTCTAAGAATCCGAGACGAAAAGGCGATGCAGACGAAACATTTGCCCTTAACAAGGACGAAACAGATGTGGAGGAAATGCGTGGCATTTTAGAGCGAATCAGAGAAGCCGCTGATGACGCTTTAATGATTGGGCAAATGATAATGATCGGGCGAACTATTTGGCAGGTTACCAAGCGTTCGGCGGGGAATGAAGGGATCTATTTGATGGACCAACGCGACCCGGAAGATGACGACGATGTAGTTGTATCTGGCAATAGCGTTACGGTAACGCTGAGCTTTGTTGAGACAACCACAAGCCCTGGTGCCACTCGTATCGGGTTAGCAGGCAGAGCCGCAACAAAACAACCGGTCAACTACGAAGGCGGTTCCGACCCTGAAAAGAACGACAAAGACATTGGTTTTGTTCCTAATTTTTACTTCCCCCTGCTTAAGTTTAAACTTGCCACCTACAGAAACACAAGACCGGTTGATGTTACTGAGCTTGGTATAGAGAGCACGGTGTATAACCGCGCTAATGGTCTATGCAATTTTAAAAGTTTACCTAGTCCTGACGATTTAGAAGAATACGATGAGAACAATGTAATTGTTAGAGAGGGGCGTTTAAGTGAGTATTTTGAACGCACCAGCGTATTTGTTATACAAGGTCGTCCGATTACGTCAGAAAATGACGAGCCAAAAGAATGGGAAGTCTTTGGAGATCAGTTTGCGATTACGGGCAAGAGCCCCGTCAAGATGTTCAATTATCTGAGAATTACGCATGTAGAACGATGCCAGATGGAGTTTCGATTAGTACCAAAAACAGCGGCTGACATTGTGACCCTTGGCCCTGAAGCCGAGATGATGCAGCTTGACGCATCAAACGGCAAGCTTATCTCTACTTTTTCAAATAGTGTGTATGGCAATTTTAATATCACCACTACCGGCAGATATATCAGGATTAACGACTTTTTCAATAACGTAGAAATGCAAACGCGGGGTGCAAAAGCAAAAACTGATACATCATCAAACGCGACATATTCAGTCAATCAGTCGTATTTACCTACTAACCAAACAAGAGGCCGAGTCGCAGCTTTTTACAGAGAAGTCTTTGGCGATGCAAGTTCTTACCCGATGGGAACGGTTAAGCAGGAATGGGTTGGCGCCAGCGATAGTCGAGCAGAAGTGCTTTACCAAGTTCGACGAAGTGAGACAACTAACGCGCAGTACATTTCTCAGTATGGAACAAACGATGTGTGGCAAACGGTTTCGTTTGGTCAGGTTCGTAGGGGCGAAGGTCTAAGCACCGGAGCGGTGATAGATGTAAAAAGGCGCACCAGCAGCAGCAACATTTTTGCGCGTGCCAATGGCTATGCAGGACAAGATGCCGGTTTCCGAATGGTGGTTACACAAGCAACCACATCTAGTAACAACGACGGCAGAGAGGCAGAAGGCAATAGAAACTTTGACAAATACTCCCAAATCGCAGAAGTAAGCCATTTTCTTGACCTTTCAAAATCATGCGATTCCCAACCTGAGCACAGGATTAGTTATGTAAATGAAACTCTTGGCAACCAGGACACTCCAGGTATTGAGGATTCTGTTGATTACACAAAAGCTACCTACTACGAAATGCAGATGTTGGGGCTAGTTATGCGATCTAACAACCAACTAAACAGTTTAAATCAAGTTCGAGTCTGGTTGCCTCATGGTGCAGCAGTGACGCGACTTGCGTTTGACGATCAAACAGGCCCTTCAAACTTGTTCCCTGATCTCTCTTACTGGTTGCTGACTAATGAGACAGCCGGTTTGGGAGCTTTGGCTGACTCAACCTGGATCGACAAAGAAAGTTTTGAAGTGTCGGCCAAGTATTGCAACGCCAACAGAATTTTTATTGATGGTGCCTTATCGGACAAGGTAAATGTTCGTCAATTTTTGGCGAGTCAGTCATCTATGAATCTGGTCAATTTCAGCATTGCCAACGGCAAACTTGCATTAGTACCGGCCCTGCCATTTGACAGCAACACGTTTGAGATTAGCGCCACCAAACCGGTAACAATTTCTCATTACTTTAACGTCGGCAATATTATCGAGGGCAGCTATACGGCAAGTTACACAGACGTTTCAGAGCGTATGCCAATTCGTGCCGTCATGATTTGGCGCAGTGCTGAAATAGACAGCCAGGCAAGGCTTGATTCACAACTTATTCGCTACCGCGAGGAGTGGCCTGGTGACGGGCCAAATGACCCGGCAATGTCTTTTGTCGCGACTCCGTCTAGAGGGACGCAGCAAACATTTAACCTCAGCGAATGGGTATCCAATAAACGCCAAGCCATGATGATCGGGCGTTACATTCTCGCCCAACGTCAACGCATCACGCATCGAATTAATTTCAAGACAACGCCTTACGGGCTCTCAATTGCACCAGCTACCTACATCGAAATAAACGTACCTGAGGCGCCAACCTTACCGAGAAGCATCGGGGTTATAGCCGAGGATGGTTCCGTATTAAGTGACTACGAGATTCCAGACGGACAAAGCGAAGTTCTGATGTATAGAAAAGGGTCTGATGATGTAGAGCGGGTGATGATGGAGTACAAAGATGGACGTGTGACCAATGAGATTTATTGGGGATCTGTTTTTAGTTCTCTTATTCCTGACTCAGCATCAAATACTTATTTGATTGAGGAAGTAACTATTGACGAAGATGGTCTGGTGGACATTACAGCTAGCCACTTCCCAACCAACAGTCTTGGCGAGAGTTTGATCGCGAAGGATGTCTTAGACTTCAGTGAAGACAACACCGGTCGTTTCTTCTATAGGGACTGATGCCTTTCCCAGAATCTGAAGTCCCCACAACGCGCTCATTCAAAGCTGGAACGTGGGCTGTCGAATCCTTTAGGAGCATGAGTGGGTCAGAGACTCGTATTTTGTATGGTGACAAGCAGGTAGGCGCAGAACTTGTGCTGACGTACAGGAACATCTCGGACAACAAGGCCAAGGAATTCTTTGATCATTTTTCAGAGATGAAAGGCATCTTTGAGTCTTTTATTTTTATCGACCCGCAGTCAAAAGCCAAGGCAGGCTGGGACGCAATGAGTAACCCGCCTGAGACAAAATATTTGAGCCCAGACCTAGACGATGCTGCAGTGATCTGGCGTTATAAAGAGCCCCCTCAAATGACGAACGTTTACCCCGGCTACTCTGATGTGACGGTCACGCTTGTTGGAGTTACCCGAAATTAATGGCATATCTCTCAGGCTCACAAGGCTCCCTATGGGCTGACGATGTGAACAACGGGAACAACTATGACCGGCCTTTAGCCAAGGTTCGGAGCTGGGCGCTTTCATTATCTACGCAGGCACTGGAAACGACATCGCTACAGGACACTGATCGAACGTATGTGCCAGGTCTTCGCAACTACACCGGGTCGGCTTCGTTTTATTACTTCCCTGATGGGAGCCCTGGGTTGTCTTCATTGATGAGGCGCACCTTTGAAACGCGACTGCCAGACAACGATGGTGATGACAATACTTTCAATAACACGGGGGAAGCGGAACGCCCGAAGACGATTGGTTTCAAGCTGTATATGGCGGACAACACAGACCAAGCAGCCAACCCAACTGCGCGAGGTTACTACCTGCAACTACGTGCAGTGATCACTGAGTTATCTATCTCGGTTGGCGTCGGTGAGGTCACAAGTGGAACGATGTCATTCCAGGTTGTTGGTGCTCCACAGAAGGTAGAGGCATGACGGTCTACCTAGGTGACGCGGGGGGTATTGAGATTCGTCGTTTTGTAGATGGGGACGATCCGGTTAGCGGCGTCTTAGTTCCCGAGATGGTCCACCTAGAGGTGAACCGGTTTGCCCATCCGTTTGACACAGTTCTCGGACCACGAGGAGCTGGTGAGCTATCGCCATTTATTACTGGTGATCGCGTACAGATTCAAAGCACAGATGGTTCAGGCAACCCGGTAGATCGACCCTTAGAACTTCTCGCCGATTTCCCGAATGAAAGTCTTGTCGAGTTTTACGCGAACGTCGATCCGGTAGGGAATATTGCGGCTTATCCCAGTTTTGAAGACGCAATTAACAACAACAAGCCCGAACGGTATCAAGTAGTGATCCCAAGCACTAGCCAATCTGTTCAGGTCAAACCTGCGGCCGGACCTGCAACATGCTTGGCGAACGTCGTCAGTTATCAGTTCACGACTGAGCGAGAGGCTGTTGACTGCACAGAGCTTGGTACTGAGTTTCGCGAAAACTACACACGGGGTTTGATCAGCGGTCAGGGAGAACTTGAGTGTTTATGGGATTACAGCTTTTACAAGCTGTGTGCCAAAGACGCAAACTGCGTGACTGATGTTGCCCATTACTTGTTGGAGCTGGCCCAACGGGTCACGTACGGAGCAGATTTTGTAGGTACTTTTTATCTCAACCGGTCAGAAGACCCGGAATTGCCATCGGTTTGGCAGGAGGCGCAGTGCGTCGTAACAGGCGCAAGTTTCCAGGTTCAAACCTCAGCGATTATTCGTTCTTCCATCAGGTTCGTCACCACCGGGCCATTCAAGTACGGGATTGGAACGCCCGCCTATGAACTACTCAAAGAAGATCTGGGCTTCCTACTGCAGGAAGACGACTCAGAAATCTTCTTGGAGCAGAGCATAGACTGAGGGCATCGTCAAAGCTTTTTAGGCTATGCCTGCTAGTTCTATTACGGGGCTGCCAGAGCTGTCCCAATCTTCGTTATCCGCAAGGGATGTGATTGCCGTTGTCTCCTTGGGGGCGGCAGAGACAAAAAAGATAAGCACTGAAAACTATGTATTGGGCGCTATTAGCAAGCTGCCTAATGGCTCGATTGACGGTGAAAAGATTGATTTGTCATCCGTCACGATCGAGGTAGAGACCACCAACATTAAAGATGGCGCGGTAACCGCAGAAAAACTTGGTGATGAGAGCACTTGGGTTGTTGACCCAACGACGCCAGCGGCTGGTGAATTTGTGGGGCAGGCGCTCTTAAATACTTCAACCGGCTACGCCTACGTCTGGAACGGTACGGCTTGGGTTGGATACAAAGCAGCCAACAGCATCAACAGCTTCAAGACCGATCAGGTGCCTAATGACATCGTCATGGCGTCTGTTCAAAATGGTGACGAAGTCACAGTTATTGCCGCTTACGGATTAACAACTGAGCCTCGGGCATTTGTTGCTGGCCCTACTGGCGATGGCGGAATTATTGAACAACGCCAAATTGTTAGTGGTGACTTGCCTGTCGCTACTGATGCAGACCCCGGTGCAATTGCACCTGGCGAAGGCTTAACGGTTGATGGCACAGGGTCATTAACGATTGACAATGTGGTGCCTGAGCAGGCGACCCGAAGCGTTGTTACTTATGACAGCAAAGGTCTGGTAACTGGCGGCGGCCCCATTGAGGGTGCCGACCTGCCGATTGCTACAGACACGACCCTGGGTGTGGTCATGCCTGGGACCGACCTAGGTGTAAATACTTCAGGCGAGTTATCGATTAGCAATGTCGTTAGCCCTGGCCCTGGCACGTATGTAAAAGTTCAGGTCGCAGAAAATGGCTTAGTACAGCAGGGTTTTTCGACTCTTAGCTCTTCAGATATTGGCGAGCTTGATTACAGCCAGATCACATCAGGCCAAGTTCAACCTGGAAGCATCGCAGATGGTGCGGTTGAAAAAGAAACGCTGGCTGATTACGCCACTTCTTACATGCAAGAGGGCAACCCTGGTGTTGCTGAGTATCTAGGACAACTTTGGTACCAACCAAGTACCGCCCAGCTACGGATTTATGCCCGAGGCTCAGCCGGCAATCAGTGGCTACCTATTGGTTTTGGCGCGTTGCAGGCCAACAACCTGCGATGGATGGGAACGTTTAACGCCGACACAAACACTGTTGGTATCGTTACTGATTTCGGGCAGTCAGCCGGTCTAATCGCAGGCACTACTGTGCCTGCTCCAAGTGATGCCCTTGGTGGTGGGTACTTGGTTTGTCAGGTTGGCGGCAGCAATATGGATCAGTTAGATATTGCTAGCGCGACATTTACCCCTGGTGATTGGGCGCTATGTGTCAGTGAGGCACAAGGTTGGATCCACATTGATGCCTCTGCAACAAGTGGTGGTGGTGGAGGAAATACGCAATACCTAAACGACCTGCTCGATGTCACTATTGCCGACCCCGGCGGAAGTGCTTTGGAAGGTGGCCAAAGACTTGCTTATGACGGCAGTACAGGAATGTGGGTCAATGATCAGGTAATTGAATGCGGCGACTTTTAAAACTTAACTCGACTAGGTCTTAGGATGGTCTTACCGCTCGAATGAGCGTTAGCTCCGCTGCATAGCGTTATGGCCACCACGATCAAGATCAAGAGTTCGTCGGTTCAGGGCAAAGTCCCTGCAGCATCGTCCCTAGTCGCCGCTGAGCTAGCGGTCAACCTTGCCGATCGCAAGCTTTATACGAAAGACGTTGACGGAAATGTTTTTGAGTTAGGTGGAATCGAAGGGCAGGTTCCTGAAGGTGGTTCAGGCGACCGGCCTTCTACGCCAAGCCCTGGCGATCTATTTTTTGATTCTGATTTAAGCGTTCTGCTGTATTGGAATGGCACGGATTGGGTGCCCATTCAACAGACGCAAGCCGATTGGAACGTTGATGACGAAACCGACCCTGCTTATATCCAGAACAAGCCTTTAAGCATTGGTCCGAATGCACCGGCAGATCCAGAAGATGGCTACGTCTGGATTGATACGGACGAATGTCCCGCCAAGCTTTGGCTGTTTTGCGATGGCACTTGGAGCCAGGTCCAGGGCGGCGGTGGTGGTGGCACCACTTTGCAATTCCCAGTCAGCATCCAATCAAGCAATGGCAGTGAAATTGGGTCAACACTGACAGCTATTGGCGGTGATGGTGTTACTGCTGAGGGTGCTCCATTAACCGCTGCTTACGCATGGACCGGGGCGAAGACCGGCACGGGGGCAACAATCCTCGCCGATATTGAGGGCACCTATACCGTTACCGCCACAATCAACGATGGCATCAAAGATTTTGAGCGCGACGCAAGCTTTGCTGTTGCTGATAGTTATGAGCCACCTGAGAACAAAACACCTCCTGTCATTGCTTTAGCCGGTGGGGGCACTGCCAATCCAGGCGACACACTTTTTATTGACACACCCGCAACTGTTAGCAAGGGCGAAAACGCTGTTGTATCAGCCAATGCTTGGCTTGCTGATGGTGTTGCCACAGGGTCTACGGGTAGCACCTACACAGTGCTGACAGAAGATGCAGACAAGTCGATCACTCTGCAGCAGACGTTTACTGATGATCGCGGCAATTCCGTTACTTCTAATTCTTCTAATGCAATTGGGCCTGTTGAATTAACAGCTATTGAACTGCCGGATACATTAACGATCAAGTCAGACAAAACTCCAGACGGATTAATTGGCGCAGTATTAACGGTCAATAACGACCCAGTGGCAACCGGCGGCTCAGGAAGTTATGTCTACAGCTATCAGTGGCGTGTCGATTCTGATTTAATTGACCCCGTTACTCTTACGCCAACGCCTTACACAATCCAAGAGGCGGACGCAAACAAGACCATCACGCTGTTTAAGAAAGCAGAAGACGCAGTTACTAGAGATGAATCGCCCACCCGCGAATCAAATGAGATTGAAGCATCTGCGGCAGGAATTGATTTCTCTGTGCAAGTTGTTGATGACGGTGGGAACAACCCTGGCAACATCATTACTGCCAGCGCCCAAGGTATTACTGGCGGTGTAAACCCAACCAAGATTGAATATCAGTGGTACTTAGATGGCTCACCTGCTCCACCTCCAAATACTGACTCTATCTTGATTGGTGAGTCTGCTATTGGCAAGACAATTACTGTTGATGTAACTGTCTCAGAACCCGATGGATCTGGCGCGGTCACAAAGACTGGAACTTATGACAAGATCCCTGAAATTGGCGCTGAGCTTAATAAGCCATCTGTTTTAACACCACCTGATGGAGCTGGTGTTGGCGGCGATGTTACTTACACCCCAGAGACCAGTGCGATTACAAGTGTTGTTGATGTGCCTGGCGGTTGGAATACGTTGCAAGCATACCCCACACCAAATAGTGTTGCGTATAGAGAGGCAGCTTATGGCAACAATAAATATGTAATTGTAGGCAGCAAAAGTTTTTGTCAAGAATCACCTAATGGTATTAGTAATTGGACTGATTGTGTAGTACCAGAAACCAATATCAACTTTGCGTCTATAGCTTATGGGAGTAATAGATTTGCTATCAGCTCTTGGACTAGTAATAAGTTTTACTATTCAGATGATGGGACAACTTTTGTTGAAGGTTCAATTGTTTCTGGAACTGTAGATATTAATTCAAGTTGGAAATTTGTTGTATATGGAAACAATAAATTTGTATCAGTACCAGGAAATAATTACGGCACATCAGCAACTTCTCCTGACGGTATTAATTGGACTATACATTCAGGGCCTAGCATTTATGCAAACGCTTTAGCTGCAGGTGATAATAAATTTGTAGTGACACAAAGTGCCAACAAGGGTCAATCAAATATTATGTATTCTGCTGATGGCAGCAGTTGGGCTGATGCTAACGGTCAAGATAGTAATGCAGAGATCACTGCTATTACTTACGGAAATGGGTTGTATGTAGCAATGGGATACATAAGCAGTGCTCGTTTAGGATATACTTCAACAAACGGCGAGACATGGACAGAAATAAGCCAAGATTTAAAAGCTTTGTCGCCTGAGAGCATGAAAGGTTTAGCTTATGTAAACGGTATGTTTCTTGCAAGTGGAGAGAACGATAATCTTATATCTTTAGACGGAATAACTTGGAGAAAACAAACCAGTGACGGCGGTGATAATAGCAGAGTTCTTTACTCTGGCGATAAGTTTCTTTCTGTTTCTACCCAAGGCGCTACAGCATTATCTTGGTCAACCACAGGCACTGATAGTTCAACAACTTTAACCCTTACCGACGCCAAGACGTATAACAACGCTGACGGCACAGATATGAGCCAATCAATCAGTGAAACATTTACGGCTGGTCAAACAGTAAAAGGTGAAAGCACGACCGGCACATACGGTGCTGATACTCCTGCGTTTAGCACGACGCTTTATTCGGGCAATAGTGGTACGCAGGTAATTAATAATGGTATTGATAACACTAATAAATCTCTTGTTTGGATTAAATGTAGAACTGCGTCTAATCAAGAACATTTATTTCATGACACAGAAAGGCGTCTCAACTATTTCATACAATCGAACGGGGCATTCGAAGAACAGAATAGCTATCCTCCATTTAATAGCCAGGATGATTGGTCAGAAACTGGTATTACACTTAATGGATCTCACTTTGCATATAACTACTCTGGTCAGGACTATGTCGCCTGGAACTTCCGTGCAGCACCTGGCTTTATAGATATTGTTCAATATACGGGAACGAGTGAATCTGGTCTAACAGTTCCGCATTCTCTTGGTAGTGAACCGAATTTTGTAATTATTAAAAATATAGATCAAAGCCAAGCTTGGCATTGCTGGCATGCAAAAACGTCAGCTCCAAACGGAAATTGGTGGGAAAATGCTATTTATCTAAATGATAATAAACCGGCTATTGCATTGCCCACTGGTTTGCTTTCAGCACCTACGAGCACAAGCTTTGAGTTAGGAGTGGATGCAGCATATAACTCTAATAACATTAATTATGTCGCCTACCTGTTTGCTGATACGGATGGTCTGATTAAGTGTCGTAGTTATACGTTTAACAGTCAGCCCACCATTACCATCGATTGTGGGTTTAAACCAGGATGGGTGATGATTAAATCATCCACCAGATCTCAAGGGAATTGGGCAATCTTTGATCGAAAAAGAGTGTATGGGGGACAGCCTGAATATTTGGTCGCAAACGCAAATAACAGTCAAAATGACTATGGTTCATCATTCCAATGGACTGAAACTGGGTTTACCTTGGCCAATGGAACAGCTGATATCAGTTCTAATGGAGAAGAGTACATTTACGTCGCCATCGCAGAAGACGCACTTGCTGGTGAGTTCTTCCCAACTGGTGAACTAACTGCTGACGCGGACCCCGCAGTCCCAGGCATGACCCTGACCAACATTACTGGTGATTGGACCGAGCCAGGGCTGAAAGTTGTCAACGACAACGAAGTCACTAAGGAAGCTCCTGGCGCGGACAGTGTTGTCTTTACCGGTTCCGAGCCATCTGACACACCTGACGGTTCAATTACTTCTTGGAGTGAAGCCGAGTGGACATTAGCCACCGACTCAGCATTTACGGCAGACGTGCAAAGCGGGAACGTAGCTATTACAGACCCCGACTCAATACAGACCGGCCCAACAAGTTGGACGTTAGAAGGCGGCCAGGATTATTACGTCCGCACCCGCTATAGCTCCAGCGTCCCAGCATTAACTTCTGAGTGGTCCGACACTAATCACTTTAAAACTGCTGGTGCTGCTGTTCCTGATGTTAAAGATGTCTTCAGCACGACGCTTTATTCTGGCGATAATAATTACCCTAGAACTATTGAAAGTGGTGTAAATAACACTGTTGGCGAATCCTTAGTGTGGATTAAAAATAGAACTACTCCCACCACATCACACGCCTGGGTTGATACTAAAAGAGGGTTTGTCGATGGTAATGATAGAGCAGGATGGACGTTAAAAAGTGACTCGTCCGGAGGGCAGGATGAAGACAATACTATTCGAGGCTTTACTAATAATGGGTTTATTGTAGACAATAAAAACACTGTAAATCAAACCGGTAGTGAATACGTCGCCTGGAACTTTAAAGCAGCACCTGGCTTTATGGATATTCAAACGTGGGATGGTGATGGTGTAGCAGGTAGAACTGTGCCTCATGCACTTTCAAGTGTTCCGGGCATGATGATAGTTAAAAGAACTGACGCCACTGAAAATTGGCATGTCTATCATCAGTCCACTGGTGCTACCAAGTATCTAGTCTTAGATGCGGATCATAAGGAAGCTACCGGATCTACCATCTGGAACGACACAACACCTACGTCCACTGATTTTATACTTGGTACTAATGGCGCTGTAAATGGATCTAGTGGCACCTACATCGCCTACCTATTTGCTGACACGCCTGGTCTGATTAAGTGTGGTTCGTTTAATGGGGGTACAGCTGGTGTAGCAAGAAATGTAGATTGCGGATTTAAAGCTGGTTGGGTGCTATGGAAGCGTATCGATGATACAAAGCAGTGGTATATCCATGACACCGCAAGAGGCATGCCTAATGATGGTTCTAATACACCTCAACTTTTTGCAAACCTTCCAAATACAGAGGGAACCTCATATCGTTTCTGGTCAACAGACACTGGATTCGCTTCTGATGAAGCTTTAGGAGGTGCAACGGCTGAGTACATCTTCGTCGCCATCGCAGACCCTACAACGACTGCTTACTACGACGAAATAAACAGCCGTCAGGTCTCACAGCATGAACTGGTACGCCGCTTTGGTGTTGATGCAGACTCGACCAACCTTCGCAATCAAGGCATCTATCCATTGGTTAATCAACCAACTGGAATGACTGATGCTTTCGTTAAAGAAGGTGATGCCTACCGGGCAGTTCCTAACCGGTCGATGGAAGTATTCGCTGCACAACAGGAAGCAGATGCTGCTAACGAACGCCTGGACGATGCAAACGAAAGGCTGCAGAAGATCCAATCAGATTTTGAGGCACGCCTTACAAAGCTGGAGGGTAAGGATCCAAAAACAAAAAAGTAGAAAGCCCGCCTAAGCGGGCACGTAATGCAGATGGAACGTACAAAGGTGACGATCCTTCGACACCTGACGTCAATGAGGCATGGGAACAGGACTAAAACTGCCTAGTCCGGCCATAGCCAGGACTACGAATTCCAAAGTCGGCCTTCTGCT